AAACATGTATAAATACTTTTTCATATGAGGATTTTATAAAAAATCCAGATTCAATAAATAAATTAAAAATATCAGAATTAAAACCAATCGCAAAAGAATATAAATTACATATTAGTGGAACAAAACCATTATTAGTAGAGAGAATTGTAACAAATTTTAATCGTATTTCTAAAACAATATTTATACAAAGAGTATATCGCGGATATTTAGTACGCGAATCTTTCCGATTACGCGGCGATGCATTAAAGAATAGATCAATTTGTACAAATTCAACCGATTTTTATACGTTAGAGCCGATAGATCAAATTGATTTTAGAAGATTTTATGCGTATAAGGATAGTAAAGACAATAATATTTTTTGGTACGGTTTTGATATTGAATCATTACATACATTTATGTCAAAAACAACTAAAATATGTATAAATAATCCTTATAATAGAGAGAAAATACCTGAAAATATTATAAAACAAATATATTCTCTCATTTATAAGATACGTATTTTATTTAAAGGTATTATAGAATCCAATATAGTGTCTCAACAACAGCAAACCCGTAATTCATTATTGAATCGGCCATTACAAACACCAAGAAATCAAAATAGAGAGAATACAAGAGACAACATAACAATATTGAATCGACTTACTACACAAGAAATAAGAACATTAAATAATAATCGATTACAGCCAATAAATACACGAATTCAAGAATTATTTATGGAAATTGATCAATTAGGAAATTATACAAATATGGAGTGGTTTTCTTTATTAAATCGCGAACAATATATAAGACTTTATAGATTAATATATAATATTTGGAGAAGACTACCATTCGATTTAAGAAGTAAAATATGTATATCTGGCGACCCTTTCTTAAATATATTTGCTTCTAATATAAATATTTATGATATTGGATATGAGAGAATGAGAGAAGCATGTTTAATTGTTTTTGAAAATATGGTATTTACTGGATTGGATATTGAGTATAGGAAAATCGGTGCATTACATGTACTTTCTTCACTTACTGTAGTATGTCCAAATGCTAGAATTGCTATACCTTGGTTATATGATACAGTTATATGATAAAATAGTAAATAATGAGTGTTTTGGATTTTATATTTTCAAGTTATTTTCAATGAAAATAAAAACTTTAGTAAAATGTTTATTTGGACTTTGTTTATCGTGTCCAAATAAGAATAATTAAATAATAATAATATATTTGCGTTAAAATACTTAAAAAGGAATGTATATAGTACTATATAATCATAAGATGGTTAGAACTGCTAAGACTCCTGCTACTCCTCCTACTAATACTGTTGCCCCTGTTGTTGCCGATAAGGTTGTAAAGGCCAAGAAGGTTAAGGTTGAGACTCCTGTTGTTACTGCTTCTCAAGAGCCTGTTGTTGTTGAGACCCTTGCTTCTAGTGATGAAGTTGGAAGTCTTTCCACCAAGTTGGCTGAGTACAGCTCCAAGCTCCAGGCCCTTACTGCTCTCGTTAACGTTGTAAAGAATGATTACAAGGTTCTTGAGAAGGCTGTTTCTAAGGAGCTTAAGGCTGCCCAGAAGGCTTCTCAGAAGAAGAGACGTGGATCTGGAAACAGAGCCCCTTCTGGTTTCGTCAAGCCTACTCTTATCTCTGATGAGCTTGCTCTTTTCCTTGGAAAAGATAAGGGATCTCTTCTTGCCCGTACTGCTGTGAGCAAGGAGATCAATCTCTATATCCGTGCGAATAGCCTCCAGGATAAGGACAATGGTCGCAAGATCAACCCTGATGCTAAGCTTGCTAAGCTCCTCAAGCTCCAGAAGACCGATGAGCTTACCTACTTCAACCTCCAGAAGTACATGAAGCATCACTTTGTTAAGAGTGTTGTTCCTGCAACTGCTTAAACCAACCAATCCAAAAATAAAAAAAAACAATTGATATAAATAAAAATTAATAAATAACAGATAAAAACAAGTATAAATTATCCATATTTTGTATAATTTATATAACTCAAAAAATAAATAACATTATGATAATTATAAATAGTTTCTACGAGAGTTATAAAATTGAAATCCTCTTTTTTAATTTCTTAATCGATACAATTTCCCCAAAACAACTCTCTGATAATATAACCCAATCAATGCCGTGTAGTTTCTGTAAAAGCAACCAACATAATATCAGACGTTGTGAACACCCAATTGGGTTAGAGATAAAAAATACATTGGAATTCAAATGTTGTATTGCTCTGCTATACATAGGCACTAACACAGAAGTTTTTACATTCAATGAAATTGTCGAGTTGGTAAGATACAAGCCTGTTATACAATTAAAATACCTTCTAGCAAGAAAAGGATATAGCTGTTCTGGAAACAAAGAACGTCTTGTTGCAAACGTATTATGTGTATACTACTTTAATATGAATATAGATAACTTATATTCAGAAAGGTTTTTACGCGACGGACGTTACTGGAACAATATAGCGAATGGAGCGCCGATTGGTCTTGCTCAGCAAGTATGGTTTGCGGAATTAGGTCAACTACTAGATGAACCGAAGAAAAAGATTACACTGGTTGATGGATTAAGCGAGGAAAATACCGAGTGTCCCATTTGTTTCGAGACGGAATCGAACATAGCCAAGACGAATTGCGGGCATCTCTTCTGTCGCCCTTGTATTATGACACATACAAAGGGTATTGTTGCGTCTTGTCCATGCTGTAGAACAGAAATTGATTTATTGATTATGAAATAGATAGGTAGATAGATAGTTAGTAGTTATAGGATAAATAATTATTTTTTATTTCTCCTGTTTTTTATTTCTCCTGTTTTTTATTTCTCTCTAAAACAATATAAAATTTACATAATAACTAAGACATAATCGATATATGGATTCGAGTGATACAATTAAATACGAGATTTTAGATGAAGCAAATGAATTAAATAATTCAAAATCTACAATTGAAACGAATATAAGAGATCTTTCAATCGAAGAAAAGATGAAAGATTTTATTCAAAAAACTCAACCAAAGCTGTTTATATTAACACCTTGTTATGGTGGAATGTGTTATATTAATTATTTAACATGTTTAATGAATACAATCACACTTTTCCGTCATATAGGATTCCCAATACAAATCGAATTTTGTAAGAATGATAGTCTAGTTCCTAGAGCGCGTAATAACTTAATTGCTAGAGCAATGACAGACCCTACAATGACACATATGATGTTTATTGATAATGATATTACATGGGATCCGATTGATATTCTTAAACTTATTCTCTCGGAAAAGGACATTATAGGTGGAATTTATCCATTGAAAAACTACGATTGGTCGAAACTGTTAGTCGATCCACAGAATCCATATAATTCGAATATTATTCAGGGATGGTTAGCTAAAAAAACTAAATCACAGCTCAAAGATATTATTTCAGATGAGAGAATGGTTCAACATAATTTATTAAAATATAATGTCAATTACTTAGATAATATTTTAGAAATACAAGACAATTTAGCCAAAGTCCGGCATTTAGCAACAGGATTCATGATGATTCGCAGACAAGTAATAGAAGAATTAATCAAGGCATTCCCCTCTACAAAATATGTGGATGATGTGAATTTTCTAAGACCCGATGAAAATGAGTTTGCCTATGCATTATTTGATTGTGGTGTTGAAGATGGACATTATTTATCAGAAGATTGGCTATTCTGTAGTCGATGGACAAAGCTATCAAAAGAATCCAATAAAAAAGAAGTATGGATGGATGTTTCTATCCAATTAAACCATACAGGTGTGGAAGATTTCTGTGGATCGTACATATCTACTATTCTATAATTATATTAACTCTTTACGCTAAGAAGTGCTAGAACGAAAGAAATTCGAATAAGGGTTATTCATACAAAGATAAAACCATATTCCGACATTATTTCTTTTATTTTTTTAATAGAGGGTTCTTTTTCCAAAACATCATCTTCTATCTGTTTATTAATTACTTCCAAAATAATAATATTATTAGTCGAATTAGTATCGAAAAACCCGGATATTTCAAGTATATTCATTGGTTCTATATTCGCTTGTGTAACGATCCAGTTTTGGAAAGGTTCATGCATCGTATTTGAAATATCCATTAATAAATATTCATTATGTAGTTCAAATGTTTTACATAATGAAAGACATCCATCATTATAATCTGTACCAGAGAGAATCGCGATTTCTAAAAGTTCATCATATGAAAGAGATAATTCTGTTAGTATCTGTCCTGTATCATAGAGTATTGCTTGGTGTTTCAATAAACTGAGATTTCTTAGGACCCGTGGGCACCCATAAAGGAACATATCCATATCGTCGGAGAGACAGGCCCATGCTGATCCAGTTTTCACTAAATAGGCGCATAAGATATCCGCTTCGCCGGGTGCTTCATAGTATATAAAGCCAAATGCATCGATTAATTCTTTTATTTTACGAAAATCTTCCGACTTAATTCGTATCATTTTTTTCTTTAATTCGTCCATTTCTTTTTTTAACTTTTCATCTAATTCGACTGAATTCGAATCGAGAGATTCTTGTATTTCTAAGAAACGGATTTCGGCATCTTTTTTCTCCCACCTGCGTTTTTTAAGAAGAGCCCATTTTTCCGGTGGCGGTTTTCCATCGAAAATGAAAATCGGGGTTATCACATAATATTTGAAAAGGGAGAGAAATGTATAGAGGCTTTCCATTGGATTTTCCTCCGCCATGAATTTATAAAGATAAATACTGATATCGACAACGACTGTCTTTTTTTGTAGGTCTGTAAAATGTGTCTTTTTAATAGCTTTTTTACTACAATGTTTTAATAAATATTGGTTGAGTTCTTTTACACCCATTTTGATTGATATATTTCAATATAAATATATAAATTTGCTTTATTAGTAACATTTCTAAAACATAATGTTTTAGAATCAATTTTCTGAAGGAGGAAGTGGAAAAAATCATGTATTAATAATGAGTATTTTATTTTTTGTTTTCGAATGGTTTAGTTATCTCTAATTGAATATCTGATTTATTATTTTTTATTTCTTTTTTTTCTAGCGCATATTCACCACAAGGACCACAATGGTCTTCATTCGATAGATCGATTTTACCATTTATTTTAGTATTACAAGTTTCGATTCTCCATCTACCAAGAGGTTTTGGGCGTCTTTTTGGAGTATCATTTTTATAAAAATTCTAAAATTTGACAAATGTTTCATATTATATAATAATTATTTTACTATTTAACCCCTTTAATAGTGATATTTAATTAACGAATTATAGATTTTCTAAAACAATATTCTCCGAATCTATAGTTACTATCGGTAGGACTTCTTCCGGCTCTACATATGCCTGATAATCACATGGGAATACAATACCCGAATCTGCCTGTTCTCTCGTAACACTCTTCATAATTTGTCCCTTGGACATAAGCGATTCCATCATACGCCTCTCAACTCGATTATCGCTATACACCATATAAATATCCGTATCGGATTTTGTATCTAGGCCTCTCAGAAATCGATGGCCCAATTGATATATATGAATCGTATTATAATTGGGGCTCACATAACAGGTTCGCGGGAACTCGCCGTACTTATCATCTAAATCAATACCCGTACTAATGACTGTGATATTTCCGATTAATAATCGGTATTCTGAAGTAGGCGCCTGGAATTTATCTAAAATATCACGTCTTGCCTTGACCGATTTCGACCCATCGATAATCAGGGGATTATATTCCGATAACAGGGCCGCCACATCTTTTATCGTCGCGCTATAATTTAGTCCAATGACCACTTTTTTACTGGGATCGAATTCTAGATCTTTTCTAGCCAGTCTATGGAAAGTATCTATTTTAGAAGTCTCAATTACAGTAAGTGCACGTACGACTTGGGCCATCATTGACCCAGCGTTTGGGTCACCATTTGTTCTTCGCTGTTCCCGTATTCTCATTCTTAAATCATTAATTTTATTCAAATCTTCTAGCGCTGCGGTTACATTTGCTTGGTTTCTCTCATCATTCAATCGGAAATTCCCATTATATTTATGTAGAATAATACCTGTATTTTGGATTTGTCTTAGATCCATCGTAGAGGATGCATGCGGTTTGATTACATTTAAGAAGAGTCGATATGCATATAGTTCACATCTAGATGCTGATTGTATGAGTATCTCATTATTATTGCGATCAAGACGAGTACGTATATAATTCTCTCCATAGGTCGCAATATATTCATTACGTATAGGATTATGGCGTGGGTAGTTCTTAAAATTTTGGTTTATATAATCCTCGATTTCATTAATTCCTGCATATTGATGCCCAGATACGATTTTATCATGGCGCATAATACCAAGTGTCTTAAATAGACGGACTGCTTGTTGATATTTATCAATAGGTGAACCAGACAGTAATATCACTCTAGATCTCCCGCCTTTTTTAAAATCGTCGTATATACAGCGGATCAGTATTTCACAGGCTTCTGTCTGTGCGCACTCATTTTTCAAGTGTTGGAATTCGTCTAATATGAGTAATAATCCGTTTGTAACAAGTTGTTTGAATTGTTCAGTGACTGTATAATTATATTTATCAATCATACGAGTGGTTCCATCCTCTTGCATAACAGGAACACGGAAATCGTTACGTAAAAGATAATTACATTTTGGTTGTGTGAATCGTTTTCCTGTAATCTCTCCATAGGTAATATTATTATCACAATTGAGAGAATAGATTCGATTGACTTCTAACCACTTTGTTTTTACACTTGGGGGTGAAATAGTAATAATATGAGATAGAGATCTATTTTGGAATACTTTTGCAGCAGTATATGTTTTTCCAGTACCTAATGGCGATAGATCAATTCCAAAATGAAATTTATCTAGGTAGGATTCTATGCGCTGGACATGCTCGATTTGATAGGGATATAATTCGATTTGTCTCTTATCTGGCGTATCTATTTTTTCTAAAACAATATTCTGTGGACCATCCGAAGTTGGGTTTACATTTGAAGATTTTACTGAGGTTTTTATGGATTTTTGAATACGCTGTTTCGAGCAATAACCAATATCGGTTTGTCCGACTTTTCGAATCACCAGGATAGTCGGATTCAGTGGGTCGAATTCATCGTGAATCTCTCGAATATTCTCATTAATAATATCTGTTAATTGATTTATTTTTAGAATAATCGAATCAGTTCTCTCTTTACTAGATTCCTGGGTTTCTTCGGTTGTCAACTGATTTACTGCATTATAAAGTTCGCTTTGTAACCCATCCATATTAGCAATATATATATGTAAGATACCCGCAATCATCTCATACGATTGCTGTTTAATATGCGTTTTATAAACATATTGTTCCCAGACTTTTTCCGAAATCTCATTCATTGCGTATTTTACTTGATAGTCGTCATATTTATCTCGCGTATTCGCGCTAATCGCTAGATCGGAATATTCTGTACGTTTTAAATATCGTACTGCCTTGGTTACTTCGTATAGTGTTTCTAAAATATGCTCATCAATAATGATTTGTTTTTGAAGTAAGATTTCTCTCATGACATCCTGTGGAATACGGTCATGATCCATCGATACCGCACATATCTGATTATCATGTTCATCTTCGCCTGGATTATCTCCAGTCGCTCCAACACGCTGTTGGATCATACGATTACGATAGTGATAATTACTCGAATTTGAGAGAATATTTCCATGTTCCCAACTGAAATGTACACCACAATTCGTACAGTTCATATGGTCACATCCCTCTGTTTTATGAATCAGAGTAGAGCAGCGGGGACAGGGCTTTGTTGAAGCCTTGATATCTTTTACAGATTCTACTACATTTGGATCACAAATATGTTCTTCGTCCGCCTTTTTCTCAAACAAACATTCTGTACATACTTGTGTAGAGCATATATTACATATCTCGCCTACGATTGCGCCTCTGCAGTCATTTATTGGACACTGACAAAGGACTTGGGCAGTACGATTACGAGTTGGTTTAGGTGGTAGACGGCTATTATGACCATTCTCTGTTTGAAATGAAATATGAATACCGAAACGCAGATTTTTCTTGATATCATTACATATTTTCGTCCATTCGACTAATTCACCCACGGTTTCTAATTCTGTTTTTTGGATTTGCATTAATTCGCGTAGCATATTTTGCCGAGCGGTATGCGTAACGAATGTAGTACCAAGAGTAGCCATGGCGAAAGCATTCGGGAATCTTGCGCGACAATTCATACATTCGACTTTACCATATTGTTTTTGACAGGGTG